TTCCGCTTTTACATCTATCCAATAATACTGAATATCCGATATTTGTGGTATAACATCTCTTATCTCATCTACTGCTATTAAGGCACAATGCTTTGCATCGTCTTTTGCCTCCTCATCATAAAGCAGTCCTGCTCGTAGATAGATCCAATACTTGTCGACTAGACTCTTCGCCTTTTCCTTTGGTGTCATAACTTCTTTATTTCTAACTCCACCTTCCTCCAGTAGATTCTGTGTGGAGCAGTTGTTTCATCGTATTGAAATTCTAATACTTCCTTGACAATTTCCTCTACGACTTTTAAAGCACATAGTTTTGCTGTAGGGAGGTATATTTGAGAGTAGTCGGATAGTTTAGGCGGCTTCAAATTCATGAAGCTGTCAACTAGTTCCCTTGCCTTAACTTTCGGTGTCATTCCTTTTATTTTTCCTTCTTATTCATTTGAGAGAGTACCCAAGTCAAGACCTCTAACTTTAACTCATCGGAGAGATCCTCGCTAAAGGTCTTGCGGAGCATTCGCTCATACACCAGCTGCTTCACTATCTTCATTGGATGCCCCTAATTGTAAAGCGTTTAGAAAAGCAACAGACTCTTGTTGGAACTCCGGATCATTTCTCATTGCGTTGAGAGCATCGTTTGCTACAGAAGTTAGATCTTTAGTTAATCCTTCAAAAGACTCGAGAATTTCTTCGTTGCTCAACTCCATGTTAAGCGCCAACAACTCGGTTAATAGTTTATGGCATGAGAGAGCAAACTCCTGTACTGTCTCGTTTGTTACTTTTAATCTTTGCATTTTGTTTATTATTTTCACAAATATACAAAAGTTGTTGGAGTAATGATTAGTAAGTTTTCAACAATACGGATTATAGATTTGGAGGAAGTTTGTACTCCTCTCCACTTTCTTTCGCGGCTTTGTAGTCGTTGACAATGTCACATAACTTTATCTTCTTGTCTATCTCGGGACATCCAAGTTGGTGAGCGTTGTAGTAGCCACAGACAGGGCATTTATATTTCGGCTTTTTCATGACCCACAGTATAAGCACCCTTCGTCATCGTCCTCGATAGAGTGTGCCTCGTTATTTATTCTAATAGCCTCCATTTCAATTTGCTCGTTAGTCCACTCGGGATGAAAGGCTTTAAGTTGAGATTTAAGAAAAAGTAGTTCGCTCATGACTATAAATTTTGGTTATACAAATATACGGAGAGAAACTTATTTACATATCTTTGTTTAGCAAAAAATATAATATGGCAAAGGTTCAGTCAACTAGCACATTTAAGAAGAAACCGAAGGTCCGCAGACCGGGTGTAATCGCAAAGACAAAGTGTTCTTGCTCAAAGAACTCTAAAAACTATGTTAAATCATATAGAGGTCAAGGGCGATGAAAAAACAGATGCTTAAAAGAAAGGATGGTAGCGTGTCTCCAAGAGGACTTTGGGATAATTTGAGAGCCAAAGCAGCTCAAAATAAAAAGACTGGCGCAAAACCAAAGGCTCCTACTGCCACAATGGAAATGCAGAAAAAAATTATCAACTCTAAAACTAAAAAGAAAAAGTAATGGCAACAAATACTGACAGAAAAAAGAAAGCTTCAAATCCTAATGGAGACTACAGAGGGAGAAGAAACATTTTTGGACAAGTTAAAGATAAACAGACAAATATTACAACTGAAAGAAATGATAAAAGGGGTACAACTACTACTCGAAAGGAAGTGGTTAAGACTCGATCTATTTCTCCAAAAAGAACTGTTGTTGTAAAAAGTGGAAGCACAACTGAAGCCCCTCTTGGATACAAAGGAATATTCAAATCAAAGGGTGATGTAAAGGCTGTGAAAACAAAAAACTTAGATAACTTTATAAAAAGAAAAGGTGGAAAATACACACCATCATCTAATCCTAACCAAAGAGTATTAGTAACTAAAAAAGATATAGAGGTTACAAAAAAAAGAGACGCTTTTGCTACAAATAAAAAAGCACAAGAGAATGCTCGTAAGAATAACAAAACTATTTTAGATAATGATAAAGTTAACACCATGAGTGGTAAAAAGGTTGAAAGAAATCCTTTGAATAAAACAAGGATATATAAAGCAAAGCAGTTACCAAAAAGAGTTGCTGTTGCTGCTCAAAATGGGCTTATGGCTCTTGGAATAGGTAATGAATATAGAAAAGCGGCAAAAAAATAAAGCTAATGGCAAAGACACCAGCGTGGACTCGTAAAGAGGGCAAGGACCCAAAAGGTGGACTCAATGCAAAAGGAGTCGCTTCTTATAGAAAGGCTAACCCTGGATCAAAGTTGCAGACCGCTGTGACTACCAAGCCGTCTAAACTAAAGCCTGGAAGTAAAGACGCGAAGAGAAGAAAAAGTTTTTGCGCGAGAATGTCAGGTATGCCGGGTCCAATGAAGGACGAAAAAGGCCGCCCAACAAGAAAGGCACTTTCGTTAAGAAAATGGAATTGTTAATAAAAAAATAGTATATTTGTGTAAATATTTAAAGCGATGATTATAGGTACAAAAGAATTAGAAGATACTCAGAATGTTGTAAGAATCCCAAATGGTACGGGATACGAGGAATACAATTTTTACAAGTTGCAATACGTTAAAACTGAAATTGTTCAAGGAGTTACAGCGAGTATTCCTAATACAACACCAACTTTAAATCAAGTAAATTTGGCTAATAAGGGATTGAACACAGATAATGAAACTTATTGTTCAAATAATTTCCCATATGACCCTGACTGGCAAAACAATGAGAGTTTTATATGTTATGAATCAAATAGAGATATAATGAACGCGGCAGGAGCTAATGTAGGTCGCCTTCATTCTCAGGTTGATGTTTATAGAATTGTCCAATCAACTAATAACGCATACTAAAAATAAAAAAAATGAAACAACCATTAGTAAAAACACGCAAGAACCTTTTAGGTCGTGATGTTAAAATTACTCGTTCAGGTAATGAGAAAACTCGTGAAGTCACTGGAAATCGCGTAGCAAAAACTACAGTGTCTAAAAATTTAAAGACTGGAGGTAAGAAAATTACTTCAAGTAAAATGGTAATTTCTCCAAGAGAGCAGATGGTTGATGTTATCAACAAGACTAAATATACAGGTGCGGCAGGTAGAAAGCGTATGCTTGATGTAAATCCTGAGACAAGTAGAAAAAAGACTACTTCTAAAGCTTTTGGTGTAGACCCTAAGAAAGCAAAAGAAACTAAAAACAAACTTTCAGTTAGAGAGAGTGCGAAGAAAATGTACAAAGGAACTAACCAACCTAAGAGGTTTTAATAATGGCTAAAATTATCACAAGAAAAAATTTATTAGGGCGTGATGTAAAGATTACAAAAACCCCAACCACTAAAACTCGTGAAGTTACAGGTGACTTTGTTGCCAAGAAAAAAGTCAAGACTAATTTAAAGGGTACAACTCAAATTAGAAACCCATTTACAGGTACTAAGCGTTTTGAAAAAGTGGATATTGGTAAAAGAGTTTCGACTAGTAAAATAAAGGTGAATAGAAAAAATGATTCTATAGACGTTACCAATAAAACAAAGTATACTGGATCAGCAGGAAGAACTAAAAATTGGGATGATAATCCAAAAACTAACAGAAAGAAAACTACTGTAAGAACTTACATGGAAGATCCTAATAATGTTAGTAGAATCAAAAAAAATGTTCCGTTAGAAGAAAAAGCTGCAAAGGCGTATAAGGGAAAAAATTTACCAAGAAGATATTAATCCTATAGCTGCAACAGGAAAAACATTATACGGAAATAAAAAACAATAAAATTATGGCTAAAATGTACACCACTTCTAAAACTAACCCTATTACAGGAATGTCTACAGATAAAAACCCTCGTCAAGAAAAGAGACAGGCTCGAAGAGAAGAGAAAGCTTTAAATAAAAGTCTTAACGAGGGGATTAAAAAGCAAAAGGTTGACAAGTCTGTAAAAACCATTTCTTACAAAGGAGTTCCTGCCAATGAAACTCCCAAGCAAAAAGATTGGAGAGATAGAGTTAAACCAGATAAGGGCGGTAAGAAAAATATGTCTACTAATACACCTAAAACAAAGAAAGGTATTAGTATAATCCCGAAGTCTTGTCGTGGCCCTAAGGAGTGGACTAGATAGAATCTCGGTTCATAAAGATAGACTTAATTGATTCGTAAGGTAATTTGAATAGGCGTGGGTTTCCCATGCCTATTTCTATTACAGCATACTCCGGAACCAATTCATCCACTTGACGTATAGACATCACATCTCGAATGTCGAACATAGTTCTTACTAATTGCTCTGTTGGAGTTAAGTCAAAGAAGTTTATGTTTCCGCTATTGGTTAGGACCTCCAAAGCCTCGATATAGTAGCCTCTAATCAACATTTGGTCTTAGGATATGTCGGATTAATCTTCGTAGGTTCTTTGCGTCTCTATAGGAGAGAGGAATCAATTGTCTGCCCTTATCATCGGTTATAGCAATATCCACTCCTGCGCCATTGGCCCATTCAGAGACTTCCATGAACTTTCCTTCCTCCTGATCGTGGAAGAATGTCTTCTTAATTTTTTTTGTGTGCATTTTCTTTAAATCTTAATAGTTGGTCTTGTTCTAACACATACGAGTCACCTGTTCCCAAGTTACGAATGTTCTCTTCTTTTTTTACATCTTCTGAGCGTGAGTATCCAGCGAATCGGATAGTGTAGTCATCTTCCACTATGGCAAGGACGTACATATCCATCGGTTGAGAGTTTAACTTGACAATCATACGCCCTTTTGGAAGGCGAGTGCTTTTGATATCTATTGTCAAATTCTTATACACGCAGTCTGGTTGACCTGCCGTATCGTCTCCAAAAGACAAACTGAAATGGATGTTGTGCCACTTGCAGAAGGCATACTCCGAAAGACATCCGTCAAAGTCTATTTCAAACCCCGACTTGTCCGAGGCAAACTTTTGGTCCACTACATTTTTCTTTCTACTGAAGAATGATCTTGTGGAGGCAAGTGTTCTGAGGAAGTGTACTTCCGACTCGTTTAGTTTAATCGTCATGATTGAAATCCAGTTTGGTTATCATCACCTCCAAAGTAGGAGAGGAATACTATTATCGCTGTTATGATCACAGCTGCCATTAGAAATTTATTCATCGTATTTGTTTTTTATAGTCCGCAATATCCAGAGTCGCAGTCGTTAAAGTCTTCATCAAATAGATCCAACTGCATCTTGTAGTTCTTTATCTTTTCGTATGTGATTCCGTTCTTAAACGTGCAGTTGTTTTCCTGCTCCATTCTCATGAACCAATCAAACTGCTTCTCGTCCCTCTTGCTCATGTGGTTGAGGAAAATCTCGTTGCGATGGAAACAACCTACGCAATTGTTCTTGTAAGCAAAACGAACAGGTTTGTCTTTCCAGTAAGTCTCTACAGCGTCCTTGAATATTCCGTCTTCGATCAAGGGGAACGAGACACTTCGGTATGGCAATGTCTTCCACTTTTTTCTTCCGTTCTTTTCGCCTACCTTAAACTTAAACATTTCTATTCCGTCTTCAGCCTTATTCAACATAGTTCTTGCACGACTCATCTCGTTTGCACGAAATCCAATTCTCATGTCTATAGGAAGTTCTGTGTTCTCATAACACCATTGGGCAATAGGTTCAACTTTCATTTTAGAGGTGCAAAATCTTCTCGTTACATTTGGCAAGTAACCCCCAGCAACTTTGATTACCTTCTCAAAGGTTGTCTCACTTAACCATATTATTTCTTGCCCGATGTATTGCTCAAGGTCCAACATTGTGTACACAATTGTGTCTTCTTCAAGAGTCCCAATGAATTCCTTCCCAATCTTGTCGGAAACAATCTGTCTTACCTTCTCGTCTGGAAAGAGAACTCGCTTATCATCGGTCCTCACAAGAGAGAAGACATTGTAGTCAGCAGGGTAATGAACCGCTAAGTACGAAGATGTCTTTCCTCCGCTTAAACTATTAACTGTCTTCATTCAGGATCTGTTGTTGTTCCAACTGTATTGAAGTCCACTCCTGTGCTGTCACATATTTCTTTAACAGAACTATCGGCATTAGGGTAACTTATCTTGTTTACAGGGTAGTAATTATTTGTTGTGCAATTCAATGCTAGGCAAGTTATTACGATAAGTAAAACTACCGAAACTATTTTTTTATTTGTTTTCGACATTGTTTTGTTGGTTAATTATATCAGAAACTTCTTGAATTCTTTGTCCAATCCACGCCATCACAGGAACAGCCATTGAGTTACCCATTGCTTTGTATCTCGGACCATCGGGAGACTCCTCCTTTTTTCTATATGGAATGTTTGTAAAGTTGTCGGGAAATCCTTGCAGTCTTTCGCACTCCACAGGAGTTAGTCTACGAACTCTTGCGTTCTGAATTGTACCACCTGTGTGATTGATATCTGAAGCGGAGGATGAAAGAGTTTGAGAAGTCTGCTCGTTGATGCTCATATTGTACATATCAACGGCAACTGGAAATACAGCGTGAGGACCTCTAGCGACTAAAGTAGGTATTGTTTCTGATTCTTCAATCTTTGCATCGTATTGAGCATTTTCACCTTGATTAAAAGATGCTCTATCTAATATAACAAGACCTCTTCCTTCAGTTAAATCATCGTTTCCAATTCCCTTATAATCTCTTGCTCTTAATGTGCCTATTGTTTCAGATTCATTTGGAGGTAACCACTTCATTTCAGAAACTATTGGTGTGTTTCCACCACCTGTTCCCCAACGAGATGTAACTGTGCTACTTGTTTCGCCCATTTCCTTAACTCGACTGTCGTTAGGGTGATTTTCGTAAACGTCTTTTTGAATCACAGCAGAGAAGTGTCCCTTATCTGGCATATATTGATCATGGCAACGAGTTGTTAGACTAGCGGCTGTTTGACCTCCGTCCCACCACGATCCTTTTTCCACAACAGAAACAGTAGACCTAACGTCTCCTACATCAAAACAATTCAATGTATTTGACACCTGATCTTCTACCCAGGTTTCTAATCCGTCTTTGGTTGTTGCTCTGCTTGATTTACGGTATGGAGTAGAGCTTCCCTCAATCGATCTGGTAACTTTTTCCCTCTTACTTCTGCTCTCCGCAATATCCCTGCACAGGCTTTCTGACTCAAATAGAACCGCTGCGGCAGGTCTCCAGTCTCCAAGGTATCCGATAAGAAAGACTCTTCTGCGTCTTTGTGCGACTCCAAAATGTTGAGCGTCAAGAACTCTGTAGGCGAACCCATACCCGAGTTCCCCCAACGCCCCGAGGAGGGAACCAAAATCTTTTCCTCCGTTACTTGACAAGACGCCGGGGACATTTTCCCAAACGATCCACTGGGGTTTTGCTTTGTCAGCAATTCGACAGAATTCAAGGGCCAAGTTGCCACGAGGGTCTTCCATTCCTTTTCGGAGACCTGCAACTGAGAATGATTGGCAGGGAGTTCCTCCAACGAGAACATCGATAGTTGTTTCATTAAATATAGGGTTTGAGTGAATTAAAGTCATGTCCCCAAGGTTTGGGGTTTCTGGGTAGTGGTGCTGTAACACAGCAGATGGGAATGGTTCTATTTCAGAAAACCATTGTGGCTTCCATCCTAATGAGTGCCAAGCCATTGTTGCAGCTTCGATACCCGAGCATACTGATCCGTATTTCATTTGTTCTTTATTTTTTCGATTGCACTTTTTAAATATACAGCCATATCAAGGCATTCCTCATACGCTTCCTGTAGCCACATTAGGTGGTCATAGTCAGTTCGGTCAACTGTTGTTCCGTACTGCAAGAACCCTTTCTTCTCTCTACTTTTAAGATCCTCCATTAACTTGGTAAGAATCTTTGAGTCTTTGATTTCGTATTGAGGTTCTATGTTGTGGGTACTATTCTGCTCCATAAGTTTCGTAGTGTTTACGGATAATATCTTGAATAAACTTCTTTTTTATTTCATCCCATCCGTTCCAATTTGTTTCCTCAGATGACGGATGAGCATCTACTCCGTAGATTGTTCCGCTTTCAGTTACAGATTTAGCCAGAGTGTATTCGTACTTCATGTCTAAAATAATTTCTCCTTTAAAGTAATACTCTGTCTTGTGTGGTTTTTGAATTGTAATCTCCATTTTATTTTTCGATTTTAAGTTTAAAGTAAAGTTCTCTGTACGCTTGTTTAGGTTGAGGGTATCCAAGTTCTTCCATCTTCTCCACGAAGTATTGTACTAGCATTCTATCCTTCCAAGAGGTTAGGATTGTATCCTCAAATGTTCTGATGCCGTAAAGAACTGTTGCGTGGTTTTTGTTTTTAAACTCGGTCCCAATGCCACCTAATGTTACAGGGAGTGTTTTATGCATCATCCAAAAAACCAATTGTCTATAAACAACATTCTCTCTCTTTCTGTTCTCTTCACCTGTCGCATTGTATACTTTCATTGCCACATCTTTCATGAGGTCTATATAGTTTCTCATGTTAGTGCCTATAGCAACATTGTGAATCACATGGCTAAACTTGTCAGCCTCTTCTTTTAAGTGAGGAACATAGAGAATCAAATCGTGAATGAATCTCTCTTTACGATCATTTGGCACATACTCTAGGATGTCTCCAAAATGAATTGTCTTTTCTTCTTGAACTTCCATTTTTGTTTTTGTTATTGTTTTAGGTTATTAAAAATTTCTTGAACTTGCTCTAGTGTGTGTCGTTGGATAAAGTCCCAGTAGACGAACTTGTACAGATTTTGAAAATATTTATGTTTGTAATTTTCAGAGTTGATCGGCTTGTCGAGGCCAAGTTCTTTACAAGTCCTTTTATTCGCTTTACTTTTAATTTCATCGCTGACTTCTTTAGAGATAATGTTATTGTTCCGCAAATATCTAACATTCTTTTCACAAAATCCAAATAAAACTTCAACTATTTCAACATATTTTTTATCAACACAGATATAAACAGCTTCAATGTTTTCGTAAAACGCTTCTTTTGAACCAATTAACTCACCATCCTTCAGTTTTGTAATTGCAACCTGTCGAAGGCCATACTGAAAAGCCGGATCAGAATGGTATGTCTTCGTCTTCATATTCGTGTTGTCTTGTTTCGTATTCGTCTAATAAAATTCCCTTACTATCATCTCCAATCTCTGCAAACCTTTTTGTTTTCACATCATACACAAAGGGAACTTCTCCCACGCGACCTATGAAAGACCAACGAATCTTTTGGATGTTGATCAGGGTTTGCCCAGACACATAGTCTCGGTAAGCAACAAATCCGTTATCACACTTGTTGAAGAAGTGAGCAGATCCGGCTATGTCATAAAGAGTCGGCATAACATAAACACCGTTCTCCTTCCTAATCTTTGTAGGGTGAGCAATAACAAACACATGGACTCCGTAACGATCCTTGAATCGTTTAACCTTGGTGAGTGCCTCTGAAATGTATTGCGTCTCACTCATTCCCTTTGGGACCTGGTGTTCAACATAGTTCCAAGGGTCTATCACAAGGCAATTGATTCCGTTACGCTTAACAAGTTCAGCGGCTTTGTCTAGGATACCATCAATGGTCACATCCATCTCATCAATCTTCATGAAGTAAAAGTATTCCTCAACAAAGTCTCTTGCCTTATCAACTTCCTCTTGACTCATCTTTGCAGTAGGCACAAATGAGAAGAAAGGCTTCCCGATAAATATTTCAGCAAGTTCAGAAAAAAGTATCTCTGTAGGTTGCTTTTCTGGGGAAAACATTGCTATCTTCCACGAATGTTTCGCAGACAATCTGACAAGTAAATTGTTCAGAAAAGTTGACTTTCCCGCGTTGGGTGTTCCTGTAATAATTGTGAACTCTGAACCTCGGAACGAGATATGTTCATCGAATTGATTAAACCCTGCTTTCAACCCATGAGGAAACCCATTAAGATATATATCAGATATTTTCTCCTTTACGTCATTTACCTTCTCAATGCCTTCTATTGGAATTTGATAGGCTTCTGCTACAACCTTTTGAAGAAGCTCTACTCCATAATTTACTAAAATCTCATTTGCGTCCTTGCATCCATCGGGAATGTTTACATACCAAATCTTCTCCCGACCAAGTCTTCGCGTCAACTCCTCACGAAGAGAGAGACCAGATGAATCGTTATCGGTGAAAATGATAACCTTCTCCTTGTCGGCAAATGCGTCAATACAGTTATCAAGATACTTGAGGTTTTGGTTTCCCTTCGTTGCTCCGTTAGGAACGCTTACGACAGGGTAAATTTGAGCTTCCTCC